GTGAATTGGGTGAGCATGCACGATAGCTTATTTGTGAAAGCCTTCTGCAAGAAAGAAACGTACGGTAAGATTACACATCCAAGGAATATCTCTACCGTTGGTGCTGCAGCTACTATTCTGATGGGCTGCTTCACCGATGCGTTCAAGATCAGCGTTTTGTTACTTCAGAATTGGTACATGCCATGCAAGTCACCGTCTGAAGTTGCGATACGCCTGCAGGAATTCTGTTGTGAATACGACGGAGTTACCGAGACCGATTTTTCCAAGTTCGACGGATCACAATCGATCTCGATGGCGTTATTCGTACGCTCAGTATATCTTCGAGCCTTTCATCAGAAACATCGGACACAGATAATGGATCTCTGGAACAATGAGATTCTGGCAAAGGGACGAACCACACATGGAGTCCCATATCGCGCTGCAGGAACTCGCCTTAGCGGATCGAAACTTACAACTGACGGCAATACTATTCTGGCCGCACTCGTTGATTTTATTTCCCTTCGCCTTGGCGGATTAACTGCACCAGAGGCTTGGGAACGTCTTGGACTTTATGCCGGCGACGACGGGGTCTCTTGCTGCTCACCAAAATACATCGAAATGGCGTGCAAGCAACTTGGCCTCGGCGTCAAAGCTATTTATCGCCAACGGGGTGACTTCGTGATGTTTCTGGGCCGACTTTTCCTCGACCCATGGGAAACATTGTGGAGCATCCAGGATCCCATGCGAACCTGGATGAAGCTACACATCTCGTTCGCCCCGGACATGTTTTCCCCCGCTCTCGCATTATACAATCGTGCTCGTGGTTATCTCGATCTGGACGAATATGCTCCCATCACCTCAGACTGGTGTCGGACTGTCCTTCGCCTCGCCAAACCCGATGTCACTGCCGGCGCCTCCATCGACGTGGATGTACCCTGGTACGTTCGCCTCGACCGAGTGTGCGAAAGTGGCTCGTGGCCAAGCCCTCCATCTGGACATTCCCTCGCCATTCAACGCGTTGCAGAATCCACCGGCTTCGACTCGAGTAAGATCCGTGAGTGGCAGACTACCATCCAAGATGCCAAAACTCTCGACGAGTTGTATCAGCTCATCCCCAATGAGCGACCCGTTCCAGACGTCGGCGCTGACATTGTCAACACCACCGACATGTTCAGTCGAATCGACGTTGGGACCGTTGTCCCTCAACGCGACGTACCTGACGCGAAATCAATTAG